CGTATTCAAGACCAGTTGTGCTTTCGCCTTTTAAGAAACAAGATGGCGAAGTCGTGTCACCATATTTGCTCGCTTTAAAGAAGATGACGAGTCGAGCACCATATTTTCATGATAAGTACAAACGTGAAATTGTGGATCACATTACTGGATCTATGAATGAATGGGTTAGCACAAAACCGGTTTGCAGAGAATTGTTAACAGAAGATCAAACTTTTAATGGAATACCAGGTTTAAATCCAATAGATGTGACAACATCGGGGGGATATCCATTTAAAGTTATGTCAAAACAATTGGGAAAAAGAGGTTTTATAACAACTTTCAAAGATCCAATGACTGGTAAAGATAGATATATACCAACGGACGAATTTCGTGAAATTATAGCTCAAAGAGAACAACTTGCGCGCGAAGGTTTAATAGCCAATACTATGTTTTTGGATACGTTGAAAGACGAAACGCGTGATAATGCCAAGGTTGAAGAAGGTAAAGCGCGTATGTTTCAAATTGGACCTATGGATTTATTAATGCTTATGAGAAAATATTTTGGAGGTTTCATTGCTTTTTGCCATACGACTTATTTGAATGGTGAAATGGGTATAGGTATAAATCCATATAGTGATGATTGGCATTTATTAGCAACTAGGTTAAGTATATTTAGTTATTTTCTTAACGGAGATTTTAGTAAGTTCGATTCTACAATTAGTTTACAGTTTGCTTTTATGGCGATATCGATCATTAATGCTTGGTATGGTGATAGTTTTGAGAATCAGTTAGTTAGAGCAGTATTAATATTAACCTGTTTTTGTTCAGCACATTTGGCGTATGATGTGTTGTATTGGGCTTTGCAAGGTAATCCATCTGGTAATTTGCTTACTACAATTATTAATTGTTTAGTCAATATGATTTTGATGCGTTATGTTTATCTTCGCGCAACTGGTAAAAGTTTGGCTGAGTATAACAAGCATGTTGGTTCAACGTTTTTTGGTGATGACAATTTGGTTGGGTTATCAGATTGGGCTAAACAACATATTACAATGCCTATTTATTGTAGTATAGTGAAAGAATGTGGTTTTGAATATACGCCACCTGATAAAGGGAATATCAGTGTTGATCATTATTCGTTTAGTGAAGTATCGTACTTGACGAATAAGTTTGTATATATGAAGCGACTTGGTGATAAGGTTATTAACAAATGGGTTGCTCAATTGGATTTGGAAACGATACACGATATAGTATATTGGTCTCATAGTGATCCCACCAATATGAGAGATCAACTTGCGAGGGTTAATCAAAG